AGTCCGCTTGGCGTAGAAGAAGAAGCTGAAGTTGGAAAGAAAACTTTATTAGGAGGATAGTATGGGAGGAGCAGTCGCAAGAGTAGCATCAGTAGTTAAACCATCAAAACCTGCGGTAGCACCTGCACCAACTCAAGCAGAAGTTTCTCAAGTAACAGCAACTAGCATGGATGGATATGATAGCAGAAGAACAAAGCGAAGAGGTAGATCAGCAACTATTATGACAGGACCTATGGGTGTAGAAGAACAACAAGTAACATTAGGAACAAAAAGTTTATTAGGACAATAATGGCAAAAACAGATTTAACAAAAAGTTTATTAAAAAGATTTGACAGATTAAATTCTCAAAGACAAAACTGGGAAACGCATTGGCAAGAAGTAGCAGACTACATGATGCCAAGAAAAGCGGATGTCACAAAATTAAGATCAAGAGGTGATAAAAGAACTGAACTTATTTTTGACAGTTCACCTTTACAAGCTGTAGAATTATTAGCAGCATCATTACATGGTATGCTTACAAATCCATCTACACCTTGGTTCTCCCTACGTTTTAAAAACGAAGAAATGGATAACGAAGATGAGGCGAAAGAATGGTTAGAGTCAGCAACCGAAACAATGTACACAGCTTTCAATCGTTCTAACTTCCAACAAGAAATATTTGAATTATATCATGACCTGATTACCTTTGGTACGGCTGCCATGTTTATTGAAGAAGATGATGATGATTTATTAAAATTTTCTACAAGACATATCAATGAAATTTATATTGCGGAAAATAGCAAAGGTAGAATTGATACAGTTTACAGAAGATTTAAAATTAGTGCTAGAGCAGCGATACAAAGATTTGGTAATAAAGTTTCAACTAAAGTAACAACAATAGCAAACAAAGATCCATACGAAGAAATAGAGATTGTTCATGCTGTTTATCCAAGATCAGATTTTAATCCTAACAAACAAGATAGTTCTAATATGCCATTCGAATCAGTGTACATGGAATATGGTAGTATCAGGATTTAGAGAGTTTCCTTTTGTTGTTCCAAGATACTTAAAAGCATCACATGAAATCTATGGAAGATCACCAGCAATGACAGCATTGCCTGATGTAAAAATGTTAAATGAAATGTCAAAGACAACAATCAAAGCTGCACAGAAACAAGTAGACCCACCTTTATTAGTTCCTGATGATGGATTTATTTTACCCGTAAGAACTGTACCAGGTGGACTAAACTTTTATAGAGCAGGTACAAGAGATAGAATTGAACCATTAAACATTGGTGCAAACTCACCACTAGGATTAAACATGGAAGAGCAAAGACGTAATGCTATTAGAAATGCTTTCTATGTAAATCAACTTATGATGCAACAAGGTCCACAAATGACAGCAACAGAAGTTATCCAAAGAAATGAAGAGAAGATGAGATTACTTGGACCTGTATTAGGAAGATTACAATCTGAATTATTAAAACCTCTAATCGATAGAGCATTTAATATTCTACTTAGAAAAAATCAATTTAGACCAGCACCTGATTTCTTATCAGGTCAAGACATAGAAATTGAATATGTATCACCATTAGCTAAAGCTCAGAAATCCACAGAGTTACAATCTATCATGAGAGCTATTGAAATTATGGGAAGTTTAGCTAATGTAGCTCCTGTATTCGATCATGTGAATATGGATAATCTTGTAAGACACTTAGCAGATATTGTTGGAGTGCCACAAAAGATTTTAAAACCTAGATCACAGTTGAATGCGGAAAGACAACAGAAGCAACAACAACAGGAGCAAATGGCACAAATGCAACAACTTCAACAAGTAGCTGACGCAGGTGGTAAGATAGCACCACTAGCAAAAGCCTTACCTGAAGAAGCGAAGGCAGTTGCTAATGCCGAAGTAGAATAATGGGTGAAGCCAAAAGAAAACAAGAAGAAGTAGAAAAATTAATTGCTGCACTTAGAGTCAGCTATAAACAAACTTTTGAAACAGATGATGGTAAAAAAGTATTGTCTGATTTAGAAAAGAGATGCCACTTCTTACATACGACTAACATTAAAGGTGATAGTCATGAGAGTGCATATATGGAAGGACAACGTAGCGTACTTCTATTTATAAAACAAATGCTACAAAATGATAATGAAAAAGGAAGATAACAATGTCAGAACAAACGCAGATAACGGAGCAAACAGCTTCGCCTGTAGAAACGACACCAACGCCTACAGAAACTAAACAAGAAACAACAACACAACAACCTGTCTCTTCCACGACTGACCAGCCAAAAGTTGCAACGTCATGGAAAGAAACTATATCAGAAGAATTTAGAAATGATCCAAACATTGCTAAGTTTACTGAGATTGATGCGTTAGCTAAATCATACATTAACGCAACTCGAATGATTGGAACAGATAAAGTTGCTGTGCCAAATCAAAACTCAACTGAAGATCAATGGAATGAAGTTTATGATAAACTTGGTAGACCTGAGTCTGCTGATAAATATAAACTTGAGGCTAAATCGGAAGTTGTACCAATCGAAGAAACTGCTGTAAAACAGTTTGCAGAGAATGCTCATGCTCTAGGTTTAAATAATAAACAAGCACAAGGCATACTAGAGTTCTATAAAAATTCTATGGAACAAACTGCAAAGCAAACTCAAATTGATGCTGAGACTGCACAAGCAGAAGCTCAACAACAATTAAGACAAGAGTGGGGTAAATCTTATGATGCTAATATTCAAAAAGCTGCATCACTTGCAAAAGCAAATATGAAAGCAGAAGTTTTGGATATGCAAATGAAAGATGGCTCAAGACTTGGAGATAATCCTGAAGTGATTAAAGGTTTTGCTAAGATTGCTGATATGCTTTCTGAAGATAAAATTATATCCACAGAGAGTGAAAACGTAAATCAAGGCAGAGATTTAGAATCAGAAATATCTCAAATCGTAAATGACAGAAATAATCCATATTGGAATAAAGGTCATCCTGATCATGCTAAAATGGTTCAACAAGTATTAACATTAAGAGAAATGGCAAATGCCAAGTAGTGATCATTTGAACGACCAGGAACTTAGATTAGAAATACTCCGTATCGTTAAAGAAACTGGTACGGAGTTTCAAAAAAAAGAACCCTTGCCAATTTGTGATAAATATTATAAATGGGTAACAGGTAGGACAATTCGCAAGAACCCTACTGGCAAGAAGGAATAGACTCTAGTCTAAAAGACTTAAAATCCAAGAGATGCCTGTCAATTCTGACGGAGAACCTCTCTGATTGTTTTAACTATTAATACTAACAATAAGGGAGACATAATATGTCATCACAAGTAACAACAGCATTTGTACAGCAGTATTCTGCTAACATACAAATGTTATCTCAACAAATGGGATCGTTATTAAGAGACAAAGTTCGTCTTGAAAGTGTTGTTGGTAAGAACGCATTTTTCGATCAAGTGGGTTCTGTGACTGCCGTTAAAAGAACTAGCAGACATGGAGACACTCCACAAATCGATACTCCTCATGCAAGAAGAAGAGTATCTTTAGTGGATTACGAATTTGCTGACCTTATCGATGACCAAGACAAGGTGAGAATGTTAATCGATCCAACATCGTCTTATGCTCAAGCTGCTGCATTCGCAATGGGTAGAGCTATGGATGATGAAATCATTGAAGCTGCAACAGGAACATCATTCACTGGTGAAACTGGAAGCACATCAACTGCTTTACCTTCAGGTCAAATCATAACTGAAGCTAGCACTGATGGTTTAACGATTGCTAAGTTAAGAGAAGCGAAAAAAATTCTTGACTTAAACAGCGTTGACCCAAGCATTCCAAGACACATCATTGTATCGCCTAAGCAGATAGATGATTTATTAGGAACAACATCTGTAACGAGTTCTGACTTCAACACAGTCAAAGCTCTAGTACAAGGTGAAGTTAATGCCTTTATGGGATTCAATTTCATCGTGTCAAACAGACTATCAATCGCTTCTTCAAAAAGAGCTTGTATCGCTTTCGCACAAGACGGAATCGCACTTGGCGTAGGCAAAGATGTAATGGCTAGAATAGACGAGAGAGCTGACAAAGGTTACGCTACTCAAGTTTACTACTGTGCGTCTTTCGGTGCTACAAGAATGGAAGAAGAGAAGGTAGTAAAAATCGAAGCACACGAAGCGTAATAGAGGAGGAAAAATATTATGGCAAACTCAATACAAAAAGCATTGATTGCATCAACTCCTTCACAAAAGGTGAAAACTAACGAACTCTCAGGTAGAGTGAGAATAGCTTTTGCTGAATACGAAGCGAGTGCGGAGCAATCAACTATCAATATGTTTAGCATACCGAATGGTGCGAGACTTTTATCAGGAACAGTAGCTTATGATGCATTAGGATCATCGACTACAATTTCTGTAGGTTACGCAGCACACACTAAAGCAGATGGTACAAGTGAAGCAGCAGACGTAGATGAATACAAAGCTGCAGCAGCTTCTACATCAGCTCAAAGTGTAGCGGTGTTAGACACAATTGCATTAGGCAAAAACTCAGTAACAGATGCTGACAAAGATGGTGTCCCAGTTACAGTTACATTAGCAGGTGCTAATGGTACTGGTACTATTCAGTTGCAAATGTTATACGTAATTGACTAATAAGTAATTTAGGTGGGGGAGCAATCCCCCATCTTTTAATTATGACAACAAGTGATTTTGATCCTAGACTTTTAGGATTATACGAAAAACCAAGAGACCTATTGCATTTTCAGTGGCAAGACGATACTAAGGTATATAGATATGCTTTAGTTGAAGTTATTTCAGAAAAAGATATAAACTCAAGAACTAAGCAAAAAAAAGATGAGTTAGGCTTAACTCAAAAAGAAATTTGGAGCAAGTATGGCATCAGTAGTAGACATCTGTAATGGAGCATTAAATCAATTAGGAGCATCAACAATATTAAGTTTAACTGAAGATTCTAAGAATGCTAGACTTTGTAATGCTAGATATACTCAAGTTAGAGATGCAGTATTTAGATCACACCCTTGGAACTGTTTACAGAAAAGAGTTCAATTAGCGGCAGATAGTGATGCACCTGCCTGGGGTTTTACTAAACAATATACTTTACCAGCAGACTGTTTAAGAGTTTTAACTATATTAGATTACGATGCAGATTATAAAATAGAAGGTAGAAAAATTTTAACAGATAATTCTACAATGAAAATTTTATATGTTTCAAGAATTGAAGATCCTAACGAATATGATGAATTATTAAGAGAAACTTTATCAGCAGCTTTAGCTGCCGACATTGCTTACGCTGTCACATCATCTAACCCAACAGCATCAAATATGTACAATCTATTTCAAGATAAATTGAAAGATGCTAGGTTTGTAGATTCAACAGAGGGTCAAAACTTAAACCCTGAAAAAGGAATGGCGGATGTTATTGGAGCTGATACGTTTATCAATTCGAGGTTCTAATACATGGCAAGAGTTGCAGTACAATTAACAAACTTCACTGGCGGTGAACTATCACCAAGACTAGATGGTCGTAATGATCTAAACAAATATTCATCAGGCTGTAAGACTTTAGAGAACATGATTGTTTATCCTCATGGTTCAGCAGCTAGAAGATCAGGTACACAGTTTGTAGCTGAAGTAAAAAATAGTGCTGCGAAAACAAGATTAATACCTTTTGAATTTTCTACAACACAAACTTATATGCTGGAGTTTGGTAATCAGTATATTCGTTTTTATAAAGACAATGGTCAGATATTAGAATCAGATGTAACGATTTCAGGAGCAACACAAGCTAATCCAGTTGTGATTACAGCAACAGGTCATAGCTATGACAATGGTGATGAAATATCTATTACAGGTGTTGTAGGTATGACAGAGCTTAATAATAAAAGATATTTAGTAGCAAACAAAACCACCAATACATTTGAGATTACAAATGTTGATGGCACGAATATTAATGGTACAGGTTTTACAGCATACACTTCAGGTGGTGTAGCTAATCGAGTTTATGAAATATCAACTCCATATTTAACAGCAGAACTATTTGATATTAAGTTCGCACAATCTGCTGATGTTATGTACATCACACATCCTAATCATGAAGTAGAAAAGTTATCAAGAACAGGTCATACCTCTTGGACTTTGGCTGATGTTGATTTTACTGATGGTCCATACTTAGATGATAATATTACAACAACAACA